GAGGAGTTGGTTCTAGAGATGCTGTAGATGCATTCTCACCTGTCCATTCTTGATTTTCATCTATCTGGAATTCTTCTTCCTCTTCTTCTGGTTCCATAGATTCAATAACTATTGGTGCTTCAAATGTATTACCCATAGGATCAGTATAGCTTACTGTTTCTTCTATAACTTCATTAGATATTTCATCAAGGGTCTCAAGGTTCACAGGGTTCTCAAGGTATTCTTCATTTTGTTCTAATTCTAATGAAGGTTCCTCAGCTTCTGTTTTCTCAATTTCAGTCAAAATATTAAGCTGATTTTCTGGTTGACCATAATTTGTAGTTAATGGATCTACCTCAGCTTCTACAACTGGTTGAGGTATAGAAGGCTTAGAAAAGTTATTAACACTTGAAATAAAATAATGTAAAACACGTTGATCTTCCATCCATGTTTTAGGATGTGAAGACTGTAGTGCAGTAGTTACATAATTATAGAAAGCCCATAGACTACTTGTATCTTCAAATACATGTGTTGGTTTCATCATTTCTGATCTAACCATACTAGCTTGTTCAGTAGTTAAGATCTGATACTCTGCAAACAAGATACCAAGAAGCTGAGCTTGTTTTCTCTTATTCATCTTGATTTCTTTCATTGCATCTTTGTCAGACTTAAGCTGATCATAATACATCTGAGCATCTTTAATCTGACCCTTGATAGTCTCAACAGTCTCTTCATCTGCAGTACCGGTGTGTTTTCTAGACCAGCTGCCCATGTCTCCGTGTACCATAAAAGTACCCGCTTGGTTCACATATGCACCAACTCCACATTTAAATCTGACTTGCTTGTTGTAACTATTAGTCCAAGCAAACATCATAGATAACTCAGGATCAGAATTATAGTTCAAGACATGCACACCATGTGCTATTTGTCCGTCTGCAGTTGCTCTGTAAGTTTCAGAAACAACTCCAAAGCCTGCAGCTGCAAGCTCTGTATATACATAATTAATTACAGACTCATGACTAATAACAGTGTAGCTATCTCCATGAGTAGGTAAATCAACAGAAATCAATTGTGCCTTACTGCACTCTTTAATTTTCTTTGGCATTTTAAAATAATTTAAGTTGTGTAATAATTGGTTCAAGGTTCCTTATCTCCTTGTAAATATTCTCTAGGTAATAATCATAATTGATATCATACTCACTAAAATCTCTTTCAGTGTAGTCAATAAGAATAGTTTGCATCCATTTCCCAGCCTCAACCTGGATTTCTCTCCCGTCAGTATTATTCTTCTTAATAATCTTTGACCCGGATTTAGATACAAAATATCTTATAGTATGCTGTAAAGGTTTAACCTCATACTCACCATCAACAATATGGTGTTCATAAAAATTCCAGTCTCCTTTTATCTTAACCCCACCACAATAATCAAATATGTTTTGGTTTTGAGCTAGAAAATCTTCAGGCTGGGTACCATCTACAAAATATGCATGTATTGCTTTAGGAATAATAAGAAAACTCTTATTCTTATGTAGAGCCAGGTTATCATATTCAAACCTACCCTTGCATTTAGATTTACCATCTTCAGTAATAGCAATATAATTATTTACATCCCCAAGAATAATCTTACTATAAGTATCATGTTCTAGTTGAAGCTGTGTTATATCTTCCCATCTCTTGCAGATATCCATATACTTATCTACATACTCTCTTGGGATCAAAGTCTCAAGACCATCTGTATTCTGCATTAGTGGAATTGCATTAGGAATCTCTTCACAGATCATTTCATATAGCATAGTCAGACTAAGTTGACCATTAATAGTAATCCTCATAGTAAACTCAGGATCATACAGGAAACTATTCTCATCATTACTTAACCCATAGGTTGAGTTTAGAATAATCTTGTATACATAATTTTTAGGATCCTTCTTTGGAATCTTCTTTCTTTCTTCAAAGAACCACTCATACAAATCACAGAATTCTTCTTGTTCCAAATGTGCTGGTGCCCACTTGTTTCTAATAGCCAAGTTGGGATAGAAACTAGTAACGTCAGACGTTAGTATTACCATATCCTCATTAGACTCATAGACCTTTGTAGACCTAGCACCATGGATACCACCAAGACCATAATCAGTCTTGACACCTTTGTACTGCACAGAATACTTAAAACCACCTTTAGTTTCTCCAGGATAGATAACTACTTCATTAAACTTATTTAGTAAGTTTTGAAATGTTGCTGTCTTGAATTTAATATAAGGTAGAATAATATTCTTTACTGTAATTCTAGCTCTATGAGTTCTAGCTTGTCTAAGATCCCACTTTTTTACCCCAAGTTTTTGACTCAAGAAATGTAGAAACAACTCTTTAGAAATCCGTGGCTCAGATGCAGAGAATAAGTTAATGCCATATTCATCAGTAAGAGTCTTTCTCAAACCAATCTGCTCTTTACTGAGCTTCATGATTTGTTTAGTAGACTTTACATCATTAATACAATATCTAATAATCTCGGGAATCTGTTTAGCTACAATAGTCTCAGTATGATGGATAGGCATATCCATAATGTTAGGCCAATCCATTGTATACTGAATCCATTTAAGAGAACTTCTCTTGGCATTGTTATCCCAGTGATTAAGTTTAAATACATCTACCTGGTTAATCTGTAGATCTCTTGGACTAAACTCTAGAAATTCACCTGCATTCTGTTTACTAATTACATTCTGTGCTCTACCATAAATCCATTTAGCAATTGAATCTCCTGTGTTATGAATAACAGAGTCTTTATTTCTTAGGATATACTCAGTAATCTGACTGTCAAACCCAAGACCATTAAAACTAACATGCCATTCTTCAGAACTAATGTTTTCTTGGAGAAACTCTACTAGTTCTAGGATATCATTCTGGCTTTCATGTACCACAAAGATTCTTTGCTCTTCTGAATTTACAGCTTCAAACACTGCTATGAACGCATTGGAGAGCGTTTCATAATCCATTACATAATGTGTTCTCATAATATATATGTTCAGTTAAGCTGTCCCCCCTTTTATCCACAAAAAAAGGTAGCTGTTGCCACCTTCCCTTGTTGTTACACTCTAAAACAAATGTTATGCATTCACAAAGCTAAGATAATCAAAATCTGCATTAACTGCAATAAGATCAATAAAAGTTTTAATAGATTCTACATCAGAGATATAGTATTCTTGAAACACTTCAAGCTTGTGTCTTTCTTGTTTAACACCTTTAGTACCTTGTGTAGGCTGACCATACTCATCAAGCTTAGGAAGCATCTGTAGTGTATTTCTTTTTGTTTTAGAAATAATTACAAATACTTTGCTCTCCGGGTCAAAGATACATTCTACATAAGGACAATCTGCCGTCATTGGCACTGTTCTAAAACTTGGTTTGCCGTTCCATTCTGAGGCAACCAGCATCATATTTTTTTCCATGTTGGTAATTTTTATACAAATTAACTTATAATCTTTAAGTTTTCCAAATCAGCTACTTTAATTAGTAAACATTCTTTCTCTAAATCAGGCTTATCACATAGTTCACCTACTTGTTCTATTAAATTTTTATCAACATCAAGAATCTCAGCATATCTTTCAAACCAATTTTCTGGATTTAAATAACTATTAATATAAACATAGTTGCCACTATACTGCTCAAAGAAGTTTAGTATAGTAGCTTTAGTTTTTTTGGATAATTTACTATAGTTACCTTTTATTAAATGTTCCCAATCTTCTTTTAAATCAGAAAAATCAAATACAAATACACTCTGTTCTGTATTAATTACTTTGTAATCATGTAGTCTAGTGTGTTTTAATAAAACATTTGATTCAAAATTTTTATATTCTAAATCAGTTCTTGTATCATATAAACATACTAGTTTCATATCCTCAGGAGTATATGTGTCATTCCATCCAAGATAAGTCTCAGATGGAACAACACTTGTACCCCTTTTAATTCCCAAGAGCGGATATATAAATATCTTGGACTTTTGAAAGTATTTCTTGTAAAGTGTATTTATGATCATAATTAAAGTGTTACATTACCTAAAGCTAACTCATAAGGCAATCTATATTCTTTGTTTTCATAGTGATACTTTATCTTATCTTCTATGTCTTCAAAGTCAGCTAACCATACTTCTAAAGTTTCTTTGCTTACCTGGTAAGGATACACTTGATTGTACTTGTCAATTACAATAAATGTAATTACAATGTTCCACTCAGCTGGGTCTGCTAATTCTTTAATAAAATTAGTCCAGGCAAGCTTGTGATAGATAGCAGCCTGAATCCAATATTTATAATAACTTACTGACTCTGGAAAAGAAGCAATATCTTTACCTGTTGTCTTTAAGTCATTGATAAACAATGTCTTAGTGTCATAATCCATCACAACATTATCTAAGATTCCCTTGTAACCAAATGGTAAATGATCCTGATTAATACTAATCATATGCTCACTAAATGTTTTTATGTGAACATCATTTGGAGTTTTATCCAATTGTAAGAGAGATCTTACTGCTTGATTTGACTTCAGTTCAATAACAGACTCTTTACAATTTGCAAGAGTTGTTGAATCAACTACTGTCTTGTCAAGACTTTGTTTTAGAAAATTAAAGTATGCTTTGTTTTCTTCTGTGAGAACTTTATCTAATCTTTGAGTATCTGTTTTAAGAGACTGATATAGATTTGCTATAAGTAATTCTGAGAGTATTTCTTGAGAGTAATCATTCAAAGATAGTGTATCATTTCCAATTGTGCAATGATATTTAAAAATATTATCAATAATTTTTCTTTGGCTATCAGTTGGAAACTTGCCAGGCATGCTGATAAAATCTCTCTCATAGTTATCAGGCTCAAATAAAAGGCAGTGTAGGACACGCCCTGCTACCAGGTGCGCGTCCGTACTGTCCTCTCTTTGGTTGAGCACATAATGACTGTAAAACATTCTAGGTGAGAACAATAGCTTATTAATGCTACTGTAGCTAAAATAGAATTTGTTTTTGTAAAATAATTCTAGTTCATCAGAACCAGTCAATGTCAGTGGACTCATTTGTTTCTATTTGATGGTTAATTGATTCAGGTTCTGGTTCAATAGTATTTTCAAGCTCAACTAACTGTTCTTTTAGATCAGCTCTTTCAACTCTTGTAATTGCTTCCTCTAAAAGTTCATCTTCTATTTGCTCTTCCATATACAATGAAGCCATTGCTCTTTCTTCTTCCTCATTCTCAATTTCTCTTTCCGGAAGAATATTAAATTCAGTTACTGAAGCAACTTCTTTAGAGTCCTCTTTATATTCTATTATACCAGTATAAGAATTATTAATTGCTGTTTGAACTTCTAGAGTAGGAACTATTGCACTTACACTAAATGTAGTGCTATGAGCAATATTTCTGATAAACCAATCAGCTCTTTCTTGGAGTAAAACATGATTCCAATCTTTAGTAAGCAAGCCTAGCTCTATTAATTTCTTAGCTACTCTATCTGGATTTAACCAACCAATCTCTTTTACCGTTATACTGAAATAACTAACCATAGACTTAAAGTTCACATGATTTCTAGTATGACATTCTGAAATTCTACCAGAATAATCTTCAAGAAGAAGCAATAGATACAAAGCACTGTCTATATAGTTAGAGTTTGCCATAATCTCCATTGCCATGATATGATTATCCTGGTCAGAACTTTGAAACATCTTAACCAACTGCTGATATACTTCAGGAGTAATAGTAACTGCATCATCACCATTAATCATAGCAAGTAACTCTGATTCATCAAAGATTGTTTTATTCTGAATATCATCAAGAATATCTTTATATTCATCTTCAACAAAATGAACACTAGAAGAATAACCTGATAATGTGACAAATCCTTTGTCATTCATATCCCTTGCTGTACTATACTCAATGTATATTTTTTCTGGATTACATGCTGCTATTGCTGTATCATACTTATCTGTGTAATACATATCAAAACCCATATGAGGTTTTAACCACTCTACATATTTAGTAAACTCTTCTGTTTTAGCACTATGCAAATAACGTCCACATGTAATTTTATTTATAGTAGCTCTACCAGAAATGATAACATTAGCTCTCTCAGCATCTCTAACTACTTTTACTCCAAGATTCAATGCTAAATCTTTAAGCTTAACCCTAGGAATATTAACTCCCGGCATTAAGAATATGCTATCTCCTTGTGCAGGAACATATCCTTTACTTACGGTATAAATATCATTCTTATTATCAGGTATACCATAAAGTAAATCTACATCTAGTGTATCACCGTCTCTATTACAAATTATAATTTGTTCCATAATATAAAAATATAGGGGGCTATTACACCCCCTGGTTAATTACTGAATTGCCATTTTTACTACAGCAGTATCCGCCATTAAAGCAGAGAACTTAACTTTGTTACCGTTTACAATCTCCTTGACCATATAATATCTCAAGTCATTTGTAAAGCCATCAAACTCAGTAGTAACTTTAGCTAGTCTGTCAATCATAGCTTTAGGAACTGAACCTTTTTCAGCTACAGTAAGTGCATAGTTAATTACACGAGTTGCAATTACACTAGACAAATCTGCACGGAAGTCATCTCCTTCACCAACTGAAGCTAACAAAGCACCTTTTACATATGCTTCATCTTTAGTAAGCAAATCTTCCGGGGAAATCATCTTGTCAAGCTTGTTATTGATAAACATAGTAAACATGCTAGAGAAATCTGTACCAACAGAACCCTCACCAATCATCTGAACAAGAGGTAACTCATCTTCAAACTTTGGAATAGAACTAATACCATTAAAGAATGTAGTAATAGATCTTGGATTAACTCTCTGAGTTACAAGTTCTGGGTGCATCAACATGAAGTTGATACATCTGCCATCAATAGATGCTTTCTCAGCCCACTTAGCCCACACGTTGACATCATACTTCATCTCAACAGAGATAAATCTTGTCTTCTGAGCTACGTCAAGACTGGTTACATTATAGTCACCATTGTCTGGATTAGTAGTCAAGATAACATGCCAGTTCTTTGGAAGCTTCCATGATACATATTCTTGGCGGTCCAAGATCTCCATGGTAGCTTGCATAAATCTGTGGTCAGCACGAGTATAGTCATCTAAGATTAGGAAACCACCCTCACCTTTACCTTGAATCCACTCAGGAGCAGCATGAGACATTCTCTTATCTGCTACAGTATAACCTGCTTTCATCGCAGCTGGTACTTGAGCTTCAGTAATCCATCTTTGTTTACCTTCTTGGTTCTTTACTAAGAATTCTTTAACAGGAAAACCAACAAGGTCACCCAACTCCTCAATCTGAGATAGATTAAGTTTTACTACTTCCATACCAAGTTCTTTACCTAACTGCAAGATTGCAGAAGTCTTACCAAGACCAGCATCACCCTCAATATTAATAGCCACAGGAATCTTTCCTTCAGACTGAATATGTTGATTGTTTTTAACCATGTGACGGATAAAACCTTTTAACTCATCTACGTTCAATTGTACTGTATTCATAATATTTGTTTTTATAATTCTAACTTAATAACTTGGCCCTTACACCTAAATCCATGTGTAAGAGCTTTTCTAACTGTGCCTTCATTGGCATTTAATAATAGTGCAGCTTCTTTAATACTTGATACAACAGTTGTTTCAACTCCATCAAATATGCTAATCTTCTTAATTGAATATGGTTTTCTATTTCTCTTAGAAATACTTGATATAGCATCAAACTTTTCCTTTCTCCATTGAAAACCACTAGAAGATTTATAATTTCCACTTGCAGCATCTCCTATGGACTGCTCATTACCGTTAACAGCTAATGCAGCTTCCCTTATACTATTGTACTCATTTACATAACAACCATCTAGGGTATATTGATATACCTTAATTGAAGCATGATTGTCCTTACCTAACCTTTTATTAGTGTTAGCCATTCTCAACTTTTCTTTTGTAATTTCACTTTTTATTCTACTTATAGGATCTCTTTCAGCATTGATATCACATTCATAATAATTAATGTAATGTACTTCTCTCTCAAGATAGTTCTCACAAAATTCAATAACAGTAAAAGTCATTTCTTCTTTATACAAATTATAGACTCTTTGAAGAAATTCATTGTAATGATTACCTCTCTTTAGAGAATTTAGATGCTGTTTATACCTAGAGTATATATCAACACTGCTACCCACGTATCTATGGGAATTTGTACTTATGATATACACTCCACACTTCTTATGTATATCCTGTTTTTGATGTTTTAATTTCATATACAAATATACATAAAAAATGTGATTAAGTAATAAAATTGGAATTAAAGTTCAAGTCTGATAACCTGTCCTGGAAGGTCTTCATTCATGCTTGATTGTTCTGACAAAACCCACAGAACTCT